CTCTAATTCTTGTTTAGTAAGAGGTGACTTGAATTTGTAATAATTATCCTGCATTTAATCACTCTCCATTGGTATTTGTCTAATCTCGCTAATAAGTGCCTTTCCGAGCCGTTTAATGCCCTCTATCTCACTTACACACTCAGGAGTAAGCTCAAGGTTATCATTAGCATCATAAGCCCATGAACTGCCTGCTTCTCTAATAATATTTACTTCTCTTTCCATATTATCAATTACTAATCTTGTAATATCAATCCATTGAGAATCTGTTAGATGCATTTAATCACCTCTCTGTTGTAATTCATCATGTAGAGCTTTAGCCATCATTCTAATTCCTAAAATCTTACTTGATGTATTAGGTAAATCATCAAAGTCTTTCATTTTTTCGACTTCATTTTCCATAACATCACGTATTATTTGGTCTACTTGCCTAACAAAAATAGTCCTTCCTAACATTGACATTTAAAATTCCTCCCATTTTTTTAATAACATCTTTTCCATATGCAAAATAACTAACCTTTCTTTTTTTGCACTTCTTGGGAAAGTTTGTAGTTCTTGTTTTACTACATCTTTTATCATGTCACGGATTCCAACCCATGTTGGTTGGTTTACGGAAATCCATTTATGATATGCTGGCTTTTGTTCATTTGTTTCATGTTGTTGCATGTTTATCACTAATTTGTAAGCGCCATGGGGGTATATAAAGATTTTAAGGCCATCTAAGCACAAAAGGACATATGCCTAGAGCTTTGTTAGCCTCCGCTTAAGTATTTTGAATTGTATTATTTCTCCTAGTCTTTCCTGGTCTTTCCAGGTTTTCCCTGGTCTTCCCTGGTCTTTTCCTGGTCATTAACTGAGTAATTTAAGCACAAATCATAATAATAAGGTAAGAACAACGCACACTTACAAAAATAAAAGTGTGTATTATATTAACAATTACAATAGAAAAAACAAAATAATACACACAATTCTTGATAAATAATAATAATAATCTAAATAACGCACACAATAAAAAAATAACCACATAAAATGTTTCTTCGTAAAAATGTGTGTGTTATATGGTAAAAATAAGGTAAAAAGCCGATTCCTATGGGTTAAACAAATTTAGCCCTAGCCCTTTTTCAATTTACTCTCGAGATTCTCTAGGGTATCAATATACTAGAAATGATATAGAAGCCCTAAATCTCGTTCTATTTGGGGTCTATGGGCCGATTTGAAACCAGCCCTTGACCCTCCACTTCTGTGCTTACGCTAATTCAGGATTTAAGACTTCACTAATTGAAGCTATCGAATTATAGTTAAATCCGATAGCTCTTTTTCTGTAGTATTCTCTTAAACTTCTTGAGCATTTTCCAAAGCCTAGAAAGTCAAATAATCCATCTACTGATACTGCGAAATTTCTACAATCCAAATCCTTGTATTTTCTGTCCCAAGCTCTTGTGGTAAATCTCTCTAGTAATTTCATCCAGTTTAGGATTTTAGTAGCGTTCAAAGTTCCTTGGTGTTGGCGATATTCTACAGTGCCAAACTTCCTCAATGCTAGTAAGTTTACTTTGTGGTATCTTGCGCTTTCCCATTCACCTTGTAATGCTTCAGCTCCAACGTTTCCAGTAGCCCAATTCTTGACATCTTGCTTACTGGACATTACTGCAAAATCAGGAGCTTCATTTCCTCCACAAACTCTCTCATTTCCTCTCCTTGATGGACTTACAAAACTGTCCATTACAGTTTGAAAATAATTATAATTTCTAATCAATTCAGCTACGAATAATTTAGATGGTTTATTTCTTAGAGCTTTTAGCTTTCCCATCCTTGTGGATGTGTCTACTCTTCTTGCAAAATGATATTTATCCAAAATACTGAAATGGATATGATATCCGCAGTCTCTGTCTACGTCACAAAATTGCTGTAGAATTGGACACATTTCTTTAACCATTTTCTCGATGGTTTTAGCTCCGTGAATTGGTTTAGTCACAAATTCCCAAATATCTCTACCGTCTTGAGATGGAGTTCCGTCGTAAACTACTTTCCATCCTGTGACGGGAATATCTCCATTGTGAGTGTATCTATCGTCTCTAATTGCTATTCCAGCTTGCCTAATTGCACGGATTACGTCGTCGAGAGACACTCCGCTTTTGAGCTTGACTTCCAGTTCTATTCCTGCTTTGTATGCCATGTTTATCAGACCTACAGTAGCGAGGAGAATATAAGGAGCTCCCTGAACGATTAAGCACGAATCCAGAAAAGAGCATATGTCCGTAGAGCTTTTTTCAATTCCGCTTACACCCTAAAATTCGTAGTTCTTATGATAGCATTAGACTTACAAAAATAATACCAAAAATAAAAGAAACTACTACAGCCATTTTAATCAGTTGTAAACATTCCGCACACATCAAAAAAAAACAGTTGTGCGTTATCTTTACATTTATCAAAAAATCAATCAAAATAAATCTAAAAATATAACACAAAGGACACCAATCCAATCTCATTTGTTTCGGGTAATACAAGATAACGCACTCAAGCACGAATCCCTCACGAAAAGGGTGGCATTCGGTATAGATGGGGCTAGGGGGTCGCTAAGGGTGAGGTAATCTATAATTCTTCGGAGTTTCTCTATGAGGGGGTCATATTATTTTTTTTTGGAGTTGCTACCATAAAGGTTATATGTCCCTGTGGTGGGGGGTGTGTATGGTATACGCCAAAGAGAAAGGGTGGCCCAAACAGTATGTTTTGAACTGTGGTAGGGACAAGATGCGGCAGCAGATATATGCAGAGATGCAGGAGTTGGCTAAGGCAGATGATGTTAGTTTGCAGGAGGAGATATGGGAAGCATTGCTGATACATACGAGAAGAAGGAAGTTATGAGCCATAAGATGTGGAGTGCTTGCATAAAGTTGGACATGATAGAGTGGAAAGAGTTAAATAGAGAAGGGACATATGACCTACCATGAGTGATAAGGTGTGGAAGAAGGGCCATGTTTGGACCCAGAAGCATTTAGAGACGGACATACGTTTAGTAGACGTTAGAAATTTTGCGAAGCGCAAGATGGCGGGGTTGAAGGATGACGTGCATGATTTGCAAGTTTGGGCGCCAGTTGGCGACAGTGACATGAAGGCATTTTTGACAGGGTACCATGGTGCTATGGATGATTTGAAGAAGTGGGCGATGGAGCAGGTGAACAATGGCGAATAGTTTAGATGTATGGGTAGTGTTGTTGGATGAGATAATGGGTCATGTTCAGAAGTTTGTTGATGACAATCCTTTGAAATACGAAGGAAAGGAGTTAAAGGCATATACGACAGGTTTGGGTATGGTATCGGTATTGTGCAAGGCGATGATATCGGATGTTATGGAGGAGAGTAAGGAGTGATGGATTATTGGCGTTGCAAGTTATGTGGTATAGCGATAGACACTAAGACGGTTGAGAAGAACGACGGAATATGTGTGGTGTGCTATGGGTGATTTTGTAGTGGCTTTGTCGATTTCGATATCTTTTATATTAGGATTCTGGGTAGGTGTAGATTGGTATCGCAGGAAGATAATAGAGGAGGAGTTGGATGCACAAAAGGCACGCACCGAGTGAGGTGTATGGGTTGACGATGTGTGGGTATGAGTGTACGCCGATGGAGTTTACTGCAATGCAGCGTCGAGGCACGAAGTTTGTTAGTTGTGCGCGTTGCAAGAAGGCATTGGATTTACGGGAGTTGATTAGAGATGACGAAATATAAGTTAAAACACAAAGAGGAGGCTATGAAGTTATATTTGGAGGGCAACAGTTTTTCAGATGTGGCAACTATATTGCAAGAGAGGAACAAGTTTGTTCCTCCTTTGAATAAGAGCACAGTTCGTGCTTGGAGTGATTCGATGGGTTGGCAGGAGTTGATGCAGGATGTCAAGCATGAGGTTCGCGAGGTTGTTAAGGAGCAGGTAGTGAAGAGCAAGGTTAACAGGTTAGAGCAGGTTGAGGAGGTACGGGGTGCTTTCTTGGATAGGATGCGAGAGAAGAGTGGTGTTGACATACGGGGCCATGAGTTTGCAAAGTTGACAGAGATGGCGGAGAAGATGAGTCTTCGAGAGAATGAGAAGCAGGAGTTAGTAGAGACGATTAATGAGTGTATAAGTCAGGCATTGGAAGAGGTCAAGATGGATGAGAACGTGAAACAGCAGTTCCTTTTACGTTACATAGAGAAGTTAAGGAACGCAAGTAGTTACATATGAAAGAGTGGTTTAAGGACATGGAGAGCACGCGCAAGTTAGTGATAAAATATTTGAAGGAGTATCCTCACACGAGGGACAGTGATGTCGAGTTATTTTATTTAATACTGAAGGATTATTATAGGGCGATACCTTCTAACAAGAAGACTAGCATTTACGAGGAGCAGTTTATGACGGACTTGTATGTTTTGTTAAAGTTTGCACCAGATAAGAGTAGTGTGAGTCGTTTGAGGAGGCGGATACAGAATGATGATGGTATGTTTCAGAGCACGGCAGAGGTCAGGAAGATGCGAGATGAGCTTGAGGATAAGTTCAGGAAGTGGGCATTGCAATGATTGATGATGAGCATGATGATTTGTGTATGTGTGTGGAGTGTTTGGGGTGAGGTGGAAGTTTGCTTGTTATCAATGTGGAGAGAGATGGGAAGAGGAGCATCGTTTGATAGGCAAGGAGCATTTTATTTACAGTGAGAAAAAGGAGGGGCGTCCTATGAAGGATTGTTACAAGTGCAAGATGGATATGATATATACGCCAATAATGGGGGACATAGTTGGACATCGTTCATAAGTATATGGGCGACACGCAGTGGACTTTGTGTGGGCGTTATGCTGATACGATAAAGGGAAGTATGAATATTATGGCCAGTGATAAGGACCATGAGGTAACATGTAAGGCGTGTCGGAGACAGATAGATGAATAAGCAAGTTCAGAGGAACAAGGTTTCGAGACTTTTAAGGACTAGTAATCGGAATAGGAATGCGTTTCGGTGGAGTAGTAATGAGACTAAGGCCCATATTGAGATGAAGTTTGCGATTTGCAAGAAGTTAAAGGAGTGGGGGCACGAGTTTTACACGGAAGCTATCTTTGATGACAGTGGATTGCGTGCAGATGTGATAGATGCGGACGAAGGAATCATCTATGAGGTGGTAAATACTGAAGATACGTCTAGTATTATGCGAAAAAATCGTCATTATCCGTTAGAAATCAGGGTTGTTAATGCGAATCAGAAGTTTTCGGAAGAGTTATTGCTATAGGGAACACTTAAATAGCTAAGGACATATGTTCTTTTAGATGAATAATAATTTTAAGAAGGATTTAGAGGATGGGCATAAAGGAGAAATGGCTGTTAGGCATTTTGTCGAATCGGTTATGGGGTTAGAGTTCAAGAAATACAATGATAATGCGTATTTTGACATACTTTTTCAGAATCCGTATGCAGACCCTGTGACTTTTGAGGTAAAAAGTGACTATTGGGAGAAGGATTGGGACAATGGAGGGTCAGGAAACATGGTAATAGAGTATAAATGTCGTGGTAAGAAGAGTGGAATAAGGAAAACGAAGGCTACGTATTTTGTATATTACATTCCTAACATTCAGGACAAGCAATTATGGCTTATAAAGGTTGAAGACTTGAAGAAATTGATAAAAGGCAACAATTTTAAGCGTGTAAATGGTGGAGAGACGTATTATGACAATGATGAGAAGGTAACGCGGTGTTTTTTGATAGACAGATACAGGTATAGGAAGCATTTTGAGGTATATACTTGGGATGGCAGGGGTTGGATAGACGAATGAAGGTTCTTGTTGCTTGTGAATTTAGTGGTAGGGTCAGAGATGCGTTTCTTGACAAGGGCCACGATGCTATAAGTTGTGATTTCCTTCCTACAGAAGAAGGCGGTCCACATTATGAGGGAGATGTAAGAGATATTATTGATAATGGTTGGGATATGATGATTGCTCACCCTCCTTGTACACATCTTGCAGTATCAGGGGCGAGATGGTTTAAAGATAAGCAGGAAGAACAGAGAGAGGCGTTGGATTTTGTGAGGTTATTGTTAAATGCACCGATAGAGAAGATAGCATTGGAGAATCCTATTTCGATTATTAGTACACGCGTATGTAAACCGACACAAATTATCCAGCCTTGGATGTTTGGGCATGGTGAAACTAAGGCCACGTGTTTTTGGTTAAAGAATTTACCTAAACTTGAACCAACTGATATTGTAGAGGGTCGGGAGAATAGGGTTCATAGGATGGCTCCCTCTAAGGACAGGTGGAAGAATCGCAGTAGGACTTACACAGGTATAGCAAGGGCAATGGCGGAGCAATGGATATGATACGGATTTTTAAAGACGGCGAAATCATTAAAGAGACGGAAGACATACAGACTTTAGTTCAATATTTGGATTACTATAATGAAACGCCAAAAATGATAGAATTTAGAGTAAATTATGACAAAATCGAAGAAAGGAATCGACGACAAGCTGCTGAACTTAGCAATTAGTGGTGCTTTAGAGACATTAAAGAGCACACCACTTACGTTAGAGGCATTTATTGACGATGTATTGCGTCATTACATGGAGTTAGAGCCTGGAGAATATGTCCCGTTGGGTCAGATGCATGCAGAGTGGGCAGATGCGTTTGAAGCGGGGACACATACTTCGATAATTTGCGCAAGGGGTCACTTAAAGACGTCTTGGGGGTTGTCGGCATTGGCTTATCAGATGGCAATGCAGCCAAATTACCGTGCGTTGTATCTTTCGGCTACGTTGGAACAGGCTTGGGACAAACTTGAGCAGTTTGAGGAAATCTGTAGACGTTCTTGGAGGCTTAATTCGTTTATGAAATCACAGAGTGATGATGACAAGGTAACTTGGCGTAAGGGTGCTAAGTATTTTAACAATGGAAGTAGGGTTCATGCGGCCAGTATTGGAAAAGCACTTGAGGGTCCGCACGTTCACATGATTATTCTTGACGATATTTTACAAGAGTTTCCAAATATGACTGATGAAAAAGTTATTCACTACATAAAGAGAGTTGTGATGCCGATGAGGCTTCCGAAGGCAAAGATGTTATTGGTAGGAACGCAGAAGAGGGTTGGAGATGCGACAGATTGGGCGCAGCAGAACAGTCAGTGGAACTCGGTACGTCATCCTGCATTGTTAGAGGATGGAACACCGCGTTGGCCTGAGTATTGGAATCAGGAGAGGTTGGATAAAGAAAGGGAGACGATGGGAAGCAGGGCTTTTGAGTCTGAGTATATGTTAAATCCGTTGGACCCAGAGAGTGCAGTGATACCTTACGAGGTGTTGAAGCCGTGTTTACATGATAGTATTTCGATGGGCTTGCCTCCAGAGGGTGATGATTGGTTTGTAACAATGGGGGTTGACTTGGCAGTAGGTATGGACAGTCAGAATGATGAGACGGCGTATGTTGTTATGGCTTACAACAGGGTAACTTTAGAACGAAAGGTATTGTATTGTTGGAGTGGTAAGATTCGGGCTAAGGGTGCAGGATGGTTAGAGGCGCAGGTTGTTACGATGAAGAGTTTGGCAGATAAGTACAATCCAGATAAGATAATGGTAGAGTCGAATGGTTATCAGAGGCTTGTTGTTCACACGGCGAAGGAGTTAGATGGCATGCCAGTAGAAGGTCACAATACGGGAAGAGAGAAACACAAGCATGATGTTGGAGTTCCTAGGATTGCGTTGGCTATGGAGCAGGGCAAGTATTTCATACCTTGGAACAAGGAGGCACGAGAGGGTGCCAAACCAGGAATGCGAAAATTGGTTGATGGTTTGAGTCGGTTGATTTATGGTAAGAATGGAAGGTTAGAAGGACATACGCCTGATGCGGTGATGGCGTTATGGATGTGTGAGTTATGTGTACATGTCTTGGAAAAGAAGAGGCTTGTTTTTACACGATGGGATTACATTTAGACTAGGACATATTTCCCTTACAGAAAGACATATATACTAAGGAGATACACTGGGAATCCAGATGACAAGTTCACCCAGCTCTGGAACCCGAATGGAATTGTGGGGAATCTCAGTTGAGACAAAACAAAATTTAAAGACATTGGCAAAGGTTAAGGAAACGCCAGTATCTAAAATGTTAG